AAGCGCGGTATATTCGTCACCATCCTCGATCTCAGAAATCAGCTGCGGATCGAAATCTAAAAGACGAAGATCTTGACCCGAAGCAGTCAGCAATTGGGGCTTTGCCCCGCCGGTGTGTGCCGCCCAAGTATCATTCGAACCGAAAGCGCCGAGCTTAAGCAGCGTTGCGGCTGATTGGGACCCATCGCCGGCATCGAGAGCTGTTTCAGCTAACTGCACAGCTAACTTTTCAACACGATTCTTAGAGTAACCGGTACCAGTAAGATCGTGCTGACCACCGACACCAGTTGCACCACCGTTCTTACCCGGATTAACTGGGCCACCGTAGATGGAATCACCCTGCGAGTAAGCATTAGTGGCTGCTTCGCCAATGTCACCACCGACGTCTGAACCATACGTGTAATCCAGATAGAAGAGCAGGCCTGACGGCAGGCTCATCGGCTGGATCGAGACAATCTCGTTGGCGATCAAACCACCGAAGACTCGACGGACGATCGGAAACGCGATATTCGTGAAACCACGAATATCAGCGCCAGCACCATCACCACCAAGTGTTGATGCTTCGCGCAATGCCTGACCCGCTTGGTTCTCCAAGAGGGTGGCCATGTTCTCGCGGTTAGTCCCCTCAAGGCCGCGAAGGAGACCAGTACGGCCCCACTTTTCTAACAGTCGACGATTTCCAGTACCAACATTGCGTGCTTTGATACCCTCCGTCAACTGACTTAATGAAAAACTCATTATATTTTTCTCCTTTTGTTCATTAAATAAGTTGGTTATTTTCTAATGCCAGCCAATGTTGCCCATCGCTGTGCCACTGTATCCTCATTAAGAGAGGCGGAACCCCTCCGAGTTGACTTGCTGGCGGACGACAACAGTTTCCGACTACCCGCGGACTCGTTCATCTTACGATTACGAGTTCGCTTAACTAAAGACTTTGCAAGTCCCTGGTAAAGGAACTTAGCCTCACGAATGGTCTTGGCATTATCTAGAGCCTCGACAATGGCACGCTGCTGCTTCTGTGTCACATTAGTGTTTTGCATAAGTTTATTCACATATAAAAGCTTGGCGTTAAATAGATTCATCTCTGTAAGCTGCTTGCGCAACTTCTTGTTCTCAGTCTGTATCTGAGCGCTTCGACGCTGGTTAGCCCGAGGCGCATGATTTCTGCGACGCGGTTGCCGGCGGCGGCGGTTTTCGACTGTCGGGGCAGGTGCATCACCTAGCTCGTCAGCCAAAGCATTCAACAGATCATCTTCGTCAACGTCGACGAACATGTCTCCCTCATCGGATCCACCACCAAAGTTATCTAAAACTCCGGGGTCGACGCCATCACTCTCTCGAAGTTTGCGAAGACGACGGATTTCACGGCGAAGGATGTTTTCATCGATCTCGTAAACCTCGTCAGTTGCTTCTGCGTCATCGGCCTCATCGACCTCTTCTTCATCAGCTTCGCCTAAGTGAATCTCTCCGAGATCAATCTCTTCCTCTTCACCGTCTTCTTCCACTTCTTCCTCTTCTCCCTCTTCTCCCTCTTCACCGACGACAACGTCGAGTCCAAGAGCGGTGCCCAAGTCTTCAAGTGCTGTAGATGCGGCATCGACGTCAACGTCTTCAGCGGCAGCTTCTTCTTCGCCACCAAGCTCGTCGTCGTCAAATTCCTCATCTTCTTCTCTCATCCCATAAATTTCGTCTACATCTCCGTCGTCAATTTCGAACAGTCGGCGGAATATAGCGCTGCTTCTTCTAGTCATTTCTTTGATCTCCTTTATCGTTTTTATGTAAGAAGTAGTTAATCGATCGTTTGCCCCTTCTTTGAGGAGCAGCCTCTTAATCAACAAAGCCTCAGAAAGCAATTCCTGATATGCTTTTTTTATCAGAGTCCGTTGCTTTTCATTAAGCTTATTGAACTGGAGGCCTTGAAGCATTGCATCCATCCTTTTCGCCTGGCGTCTTACAGAATTACACGTTTCCCTAAGATTTACTTTGCCTGACACTGCGGTTGAACGAGTTCTTGTCCCAAGAGCGCGGCGTCGGCCGCGACCTTCAGCAACGGAAATATTAACATCCCCCTGCGCATTTACCGTCACGGTCGTATTTTCGTCTTCTTCATCGAACGACTCGTCTTCTGGTGCGGGGGGTTCTAGTAGCTCATCTTCTGGAAGAGGTTCCATCATCTCATCTTCCAGATCAAGTAGAATAGTGGCATCAACTTCACCTTCGTCTTCCAACGAAGCTAAATCAACACCAGTCAGTTCTTCATCTTCAATGGGTTCATCTTCGACACCCATTATCTGTGCTTCGATCAAAGCCTTTATTCGGGGCGTTACTGCCTCGATAATTTTGTTCTTAGCGTTCTGTTCCGCCATCTCTCGAAGCTGTTTTGCTTCAGCTATGGCTTCTGCATATAAGTTGTTTGACATATTACCACCTATGATCTACTAATTGGTAAATATCGACGAGAAATCAAAATTTACCATTTTTCAATTATTTTATTAAAAAAATTATCTTTCACTATCAAGCATTTTCTTGATAACCATCCTCACGCGTACCATTGGTAACGCATCAATATCTTCGATGCCTTTGATATCATCGTACGTTATATCCCTATCTGGGCCCATAGACCGGTGCGGATGGCTATATCCTATCGTACTTCCCAATTGCTGTAAACTGCTGGGTGAAGACGAAGTTGGTTCTAGCGTACCACCACCGACTTGAATTCTTTTTTTATAAAGACTTGGAATGGGTGATATGCTTTTTCCTGTTACTTTCTCGCTAAGTTTGCTATTACCAGCAGCATAATAAAAAGGATCAGTACCCTTCATCGCAAGAAAATCGCTAGCTAAATAACCGTTAATTATTTTCCTTAATTTATTCTGAATTTCGATTGGTATATCGGAAATATCTTCGTCTTCGTAAACGTCAGGAACAGGATAGGGAAACCGAGAAGATTTTTGGCGTGATTTGTGGAACCGGAGTTCTTTTTGGCTATAGCCAAGGCCGGCCCGATCATTTGGGCCGGCCCCGGGCCTGCTGTTACCAAGAGAAGCAGGTTGAGTCATAGTAAATTACTTACCGACACCCTTGCCCAATTTATAATCCCCAAGCGTGTGACGTGCTTGCTTTTCTGATGTCCCTTTTGGACTCTCTAAAGCTCCCACACCGGTAAATGGAGTAGAACTTGGCGTTTGACCGTAACCATCAGGAGGGGGAGGCTGATTGGTTGGATCAGATCCTTCTCCTGGGGAAGTGATATTCGGAACCCAAGGACTGGCTGGGAGTCCTCCTCCACCGGTCTCAACTTCTTCCATATTTGGGGCATCGGAATAGTCTACGTCATGAGTTCCAAAAGTATGACCCCCATCATTAATCTGTCCACCAAGACAGCGCGCTTGAAAATCTTTTCTTACGTCCTCGTCTTTCATATCATGTAAAGGCGAGCCTGGAAAGGCTGCCTTCAAAGTCAAATCATCTCGAGCTCCTAGCGAACGTGAACTAGGTTCTCCTTTAATTTCTACAACACCTTGTGTGTGAGTTGGCATCTACATATCTCCTTATTTAGAAAGCTTTTTTAACAAGTACTTTTTCTTTCCCATGATCTTTGCAAGAGTTTTACGAATCTTTGATTCTGAAATCTTTAAAGCTTTCAAGTGATCGAGATCTTTCTCAAGAGCACCCGCTAAATTCTCAGCTTCAACTTCTTCGGCATTAACTTTGGCTGGGTCTTCTTCGCCCTGTTCAAGTGTCTCAGAGATACGAGCATGCTCTACTTGAATCATCTTACGAATAATCCTGGGGGTTAACTTAACTGACTTTCTTGACTTTCTCATAAACGTACTCCAAATAAAACGCTCTATATTATTACTTATGTTGCCCGGGCAGATTCTTTTCTGAAAATGCTAATGTTGCCCAGTTGTTTGCAGCTTCACTGAACATATCGGTGGGATCATTCTGGTCTACTGCTTGCGAAATAGCATCTCTAGCTAATACCCGGGGATTGCTTTCAGCGTTAGTCTGTTCTTGTAGCGTTGTCCTAGCGGTATCAGCAAAGATGCTCTGCATCAGTGGATCATCCGTCAAACCCTTGATAGTCTCGGGTATCACTTTCTTTTTAGCAACCGGTTTCTTACGACGAACTGGTACTTTCTTCGCTGCTACTTTTTTTGATTCGTGTATTTTATTGTTAGATCCGACCAAGCCCTCGCTTAGGATCTCGACCAAACACTCTTTTACCAAACTCTTCAAAACTGATCTACTTACTTTAGACATTTTACGCAGCACCTATGCCCGGTAACCCAGTAATATCTGGAAAATCTGATGCAATTACGTTTGTTAACCCAGCTAAAACTGTAACTGGACCAGTAGAAGTTAACCAAAGCCCTTTGCATTTAATCTCTAGCCGACCAGAAGTTGTGCCGGCGGGGATTATAAAATAACGATTATTCCCTATTCCATTAGAAGCAAATGCAACGTGAACATCGTGCGTCGTGGCAGAAATAAAAACAAACCTTGTCGAATACGGAAACGTAACAGACGTATTTGCACCGCTAGCATACCTAATATGCCATGGAATAGAACTTTGTTGGTATTCTGCCGCGTGGCCATGGTGAGCGCGGGGGTTATCTAAAGACATTACTCATCCTCCCAAGAAAGGATGTCGTTAAACACCCTATCTATTCTATCGGACTTATTAAAGAATGTATTCAGCTCATTCTCGTTAATCTCTTTTCCCTCGCTCATCATGAATGCACCAGGAGTTGAAGGTTCTGAAACGAAATCCCAACAGATCAACTGAAAATCATCTTGGACGACTTGGTGGTCGCCGCTCTTTTTGGTAGAACCGACACCTCGTGACGAGATGCCGAGCGTGACACCTGACTCAACAAGACTTTGAAGTATCTTTCCGGCGGGAGTGTCCAGCAACTCGACAGAGCCGTAAACAGTATCACCTTCTATAGTAGCTTCCCTGATAATGTGAGAAACATTCTTCAGTTCAACGACGCTGCTATCGGGGTGGTCACATTCACCAAGAGCTCGATTCTCTTGAATGAATTTCTGGTAATTCCTGATCTCTCTTTCTAAGATCGGTTTAGGATAGATTCGACCGTTCTGATTCAACGTTCCAGCTTTTTGAAGTACACCTCTTAGAACGATTTTGCCGGCGTTCTCAAGCCGAGATTCGTTCACCATTTCAGAAGTATACTCAAACTGAGACCAATTTGTCAATAATTTTCTACTCATTTTAATTCCTTAGCTCGTTGCTTAGCTTCATGACGGTCAAGTAACGAGAGACGATGTCATCATCGATATTCTCAACGGGAAGACCCTCAACTCTTTCTTGGACCAATTTGATCTTTGATTTAACTATATCGCTATCGCATGAAGTAGAGTAAACTCTTAGCTCTCTCAAGCAATCCCTTTTCCTGTTCTCAAAAATCTTTGCGACTTTTTCTTCTTGGTCCATTGAGAAGATGTAATCTTGCAATAAGTTAGTTTGCTCTGGCAAAAGCTCATTCGTAAAAGCATCGTTAAACTTCCTAGTCATGATATTAACAGTTAAATTGTTAACGTCTTCTGTTTTTAACTCTTGCAAGTTAACAGCTTTTTTCTCTTGAACTAGCCAATTGTGCAGTTTAGCTTCATAGATTGCTTGAGAATCAATAGATGACTCATTTGATCGCCAACTATCAAGCAGCCGTTGAATAGTCGCCAAAGTCTTATAACTAGAAACCCTTTGGCTATAAAATTTCAGATCATTAAAAGAGTAATTGATTTCGTGAATCAACGAAGACTTCTCTTTGTGAAGTTTTGCAGAATCGAAAGTGTTAGCAGCGGCCTTTGCTTCTCCGATAATCCTAGTCGCTAGACTTTCCGATGGCATTGTTGTGCTGTATAGCGCATTGAACAATCGATACTCTTTGTAGATCTCGGTACCGGGTTTGAAATACTTATTCGTAATCTTTAAAACTTTTTCTACTTTAATTTGATCGTTTTCAATTAAAGCAGAAGATGCGTAACGTACCAATTGCTCAAATATGATACCCACGTTTCTTTTCTTATTGTGACTTCTTGTCATTATATTTCCTTCGTCAAATTTAACTCGAACCCTCATCAACATCAGGCTCAATAGAGTCGCTTAACTCATTTAAGATCAACTTTTTACTATTAAATAATCTAGAATTATCGATATTTCTTAAAATGCTTAAAATACCTGGCGACATAGAAGGAGAATTTCCAGAGTTCTCAACTTTTTTGTCAATCTCACGCTCAAAAGCTTCGAAAGAAGTAAGGCTCTTAGAACCATAAGGTTTTCTCATCGAGTCTTGGCTGCGCTTATTCATCGTCATATTACCAAAATTGGGCATGTGATGAGATGCTGCTGTTTTTTTATCAGATTTCTTCTTCATATCTTGACCCCACACATTCTTCATCCGGGCTTGTGCTTTAACTGGGGCATCGTCGTCGTCGATAGAGAGCAACAAATCTTCTTCTTCTTCATCATCATCATCTATCTCATTAAATTTAGAGGGTTCTGAACTAGGATCTATAGGCATTCCGTCAAGTAACTTAGAGTCATCTCCCTGGTCAGCAGCAAAAAGACCGCCTCCCTCTTCTTCATCTCCGGTGTCTCCACCATCTTCTCCGCCGGCTTCGCCACCAGCTGCTTCGATCTCAGCATCATCCAGCTTATCTTGCTTCAAGCCCTCAGTGATGCCCTCAATATCTTCCTCAGTTAGACCAAGCACGTTCTTTCTAACCCACCCACGATTTAGCATACCTTCGGGCACTTTACCTGCAATATCAAAGCGCATACTAATTAACTCAAGTTTTTGTAACTGAGCTACTGAAGACGGGTTTGATAACCTCAAATCGAAATCGAGCAGTTCTTCAGCATCGTAACCGTGAGAGTATAAGTGAATCATCGCTAGTTTATTAAGTTCGGAGATGACTGTTTTTTGAATCCTCTGAATCGAACGAGAAAACCTGATATCTTCTTGCGCGAGGGTTGCTTTTGCACCAATATCTTCATCATAGCCTAGATAAGCTTTCGGGATTTTTATCGCAGCGAATAGTTTCTTCTGAATGTACTCTACGTCTTCTATTGCTGTGGCATTTGTACCACCAGCTAACGTATCAATCTTTGTCCCACTATCGCCACCGCGAACTGGGATGTAGTAATCTTCATCTACAGCCATCGGATTGTATCTTAGATCTGCTTGGCCAGTAGAACTACTAGCTACTACACTTTTCTTAAGTGACGACTTCGCTTGCTCTACATATGACGCAACATCCTCAGGCGGAACGTTACCAACATCTATGTAAAAAACCCTTCTTTCGGGTGCCCTTATGATCCTATACACGAGCATCGCGTCTTCAATAAGGATCAACTGGCGCCAGATTCGTCTAGCTGACTCTAAAACTGATGTTCCGTAGGGCAAAAACGCGTCGTTTGCTAACAGCCTAAAGTGAGTTATCTGCCAGTTCTCTAAAATTGTGTTTCCTTGAGTTATCCAACGAAACCTAACAGCGGCTGGATTATCCGGATCAAAACCCTCTTCCCTCTCTATCTCAGTAATCGGTATTGGGTAAGCATTGATGACGCCATATTCGGGATGGATATCATTAAAAAGGAAAAAATCGCCATATTTGACAAGATTCCTAACCCACATGACGAGATTAAACTCAACGTTTAGGGTATCATGAAAAAGCGTGTTTAGCAGCTCTTGTTTTTGGGGATCTTCGGAGTATATGTGCAAGACCCTTCCATTCTCATCTGAAGAAACTGTCTCTTCAGAGTATATGTCCAAAGCAGACGCTAGTTCGGGTGTTGCTTCCATCTCAGAATTTGAAACAAAGCATATTCCCTTACGAGTATTGCTATCGCAGACAGCAAAATTATGAGTTTTTGTAACTGTTATATCATAAACCGGCTCAGGCACTCCAGTATTTACGACACTTATAATTTTATGATTGACATAATTTTCCTTGAAATCAGAAAACGTTTGATAACCTTTCCACTGCAATCTTTTTCGAATCTTACCGGTTGATACATTTAATTTATCCGACAGCGATTTGAGCGTATCTTTCTTGTTATATACGTTGCAGATCACCTGGAAGTTTAAAGTCCTGTCTGCGTTAGCATTCTGTAATCTTTTTTGATCTTTCCTACTTTTGTTTCCAATACCCGGAGGGTTTGTCTTGTTTCTTAAGATTGTTGCAGCTACGTTTTTCCTATATCCGTCTGTTAGCTTTGTTTTCTTAAGATTCTTCTTTTGATTTTTGCGAAGGTCACCCGTCTCTGACCATCTTAATGACATATAGGCTGATTGCTTTTCTCTTTCCTTTGGATCTTCGAACCGCTTATTATTAATTCTAGCATGCATTGCTAAATGCTCTTTAGCATCCATCAACTCAAGATTTTCTATTCTATTATCTTCTTTGATAAAATTTTTGTGATGAACATGTAACCCATCTAATTTTTTTATTAAACGATTATTTGAATACTCTGCAATTAATACATGTTCTGGCTTCCAGCCCCTAGAGAACCCATAAATCCATCGATAGTTTCCTTTCGTGACTTTGGATTCAAACTGCTTTCTATAAAATGGCATTACAGCAGTATTTGGCTGTATTTCATCTGTTCTACAGTACTCGCCATTTCGAAGCATTATTGGGTGATTTCCGGTGCATCTAATCGTTGATCCATCGTCAAACGTAATTTCATAAATTTCATCTTCTACAGTTTGCCACGCATTTTCTACCGGGGCCAGAACCGTTGAATCAGTCTCTTTATTATATGAAAAAACGTATACTGTTTCTCCGTTTTCAAACTTATTAACAATATCTTTGATAGCAATGACACCCTCTTCTGTGTTTGTTGCTATTAGAGTATCTCCAGTTAAACAGAAATCGCTATACCTCGCCATCCTATCAAAAGCACCATAAGCGCTTAATGTAGAATTATAGATATCGCTGTGAGCTCTTTTGAAAAGCTCTACAGCAGATGATTTTGCACTGCTAGCTTTTCCAGCAATTTTACGCTTGACCACTGGGCCGGTACGAAAAATCCTAGTCAGCCTTTGGAATAAACTTTTTTCTTTTTCTGCCATTTTATCACTCTATGTTATAATATTAGTATTACAACTTTCTTTAAAATTAAATTAGCCACTTAAACTCTGGATCGATACTACCTGAAAAATGTCCGGAAATCACATCATAAGGAACTAAATGCCTCGAATTAATAACTTTCTTTAAATATTCACTTCCACCGAAAGAAGAACCTAAAGAACCATGAAAAACGTTAGAATTCGTAGAAAACCCAGCCAGCATCGCTTTATTTAGGTTAGCTGAGCTTTTTGAGTGAAAATTGGAGGTATCATACAACCAAACACCAATAGCTAGTGACATAACTAAGTCATCGTGCTTGCTACGCATGGCCTGAGGCTTAGAACCCTTCCAAATAAACGTTTTCATCTCCTCATAGAACCTAGCAGAGTATATTTTGATCTGTTTGTTCCTTATTACTTCTTCGAGCTTCGTAAGTATCTTTGACCTTGAGGGTCCTTGCGTTGAAAAGCCACCTTTACCAATAGGACCGTCACCATAAAGGGCTGAGATGCGATCTTTCTCCTTCTCAAAGTAGATATCTTGGCATTTTAGCTCTTTAAGCTTCATCAGAACTGCATACCCATATGTATTGCTCTCTGGGCATATAACAGCATTGTTATACCTCTTGCTGGCCTCCATCAAGACGATAGCAAATTGATCTGGGGGTACTTTTCCCTTAAACTCACATACTACCTCAGATTCGTTCGTATCGATCACATGGAGAGCCGAAAAGTCAGCGCCATCTCCTCGAGAGATGTCGGCAGAAATGACATATTTGTTCTCTGGCAAGGAATATTTCCAAACCCAGACGTTGTTACCAGGACCCCACCGTTCAATAGGGTTCTTGATCCCCATCATTAGGGATTCTATGTCTGATTGCGACAAAAACGTCTCACCCGATGACTGAAAGTCACAAAGCAGCTCTTGCGCAATCTGACGCCGGGTCATATTTTTGGTCTCTTTATCAAACCACTCATCACCGCGCTCTGGGTGAACATCCCACGGGAGCTTTATTGCGTGAAAATCATTATCTCCGGATTCTGCTTGCGTATATATGTCATAATACTGACCACCGACGCCATTTGGGGTAGATAGAACAATTGCACGACCACCAGTTGACAATGTCGGATACAAACCCATCCACAATTCATCAAAATTTCTAACAAAAGCCGCTTCATCAACGATTAGGAGTGATAAGGCCTCGGAACGACCAGCATCTTCTGATGTCGGAATAGCTTTTACGATAGAACCGTTAGAAAATTCCAAAGATTGCTTGTTATTAGAGACAATTTCTGGCATTATAAGCCACTTGGGCAAGTGGCGAATGGCGAATTTCACTTTCCTGATAAAGTTTTGGGCAACAGCAAGTTTAGTCGCAATGACTAAGATGTTTTTATCTTTATAAAAAATAGCTAGCCAAGTAGCGTAAGCAGCGACTAACGTAGAAAGCCCAAGTTGTCGACTCTTGACGATCACATTAAAACGGTTAGCATTAAAATCAGTAACGCAGTCATCTTGAAATGGATATGTATCAAAAGATAACGTTCCACGCGTAGCATGCTGGATTTTTACGTATTTATTGAAAAAATAAGACGGATCTTTACCGCACTTAACGATCTCTTTAACTTGACGCTGCTTAGTTGATGGAGGCATCAAGCAACTTTCAAATGAACATTCATTCGGTAGTAAGCTAACTTGCGGGGAGCATAAGCTGAGACATTTACTAGCTCAACATCAATGTCCCTGTCTTCTTCAGTAACCTTTATAGCTCTTCCGACCCTTTCTTTAAAACTAGACTTCATCTGGCTAAGGGCATCAGATATAACATCATTAGCTTCTTTCTCGTATTTTGGTATCTGCTCCTGCATCGATTCTTCTCCGACAAGCTGAATCACCGCAATGTATTTCAAAACCAGGCTATCTCCGTGTAAAGATGAGGTCACTTTCATCGTATCACTAGAATACCCAAAAGTATGGTTGAATATCTGGCCCAAAGCGCTCACTTCATTTGCATCTAACATTTTCTTCTCCTAAAAGAACTTATACATGGGATTGTACTGTTTATTTTTCCTTAACAGCCAATCGTCAATCTCTTCCTTGTTTGGTTTCCAGCTATCTCCGTTAATATTTCTGTTGGGTTCTATAAAACAAACAAAACAATCACAGCAAGCACCCTTATTGTAAGCACTAAATGTATCTTCTAAAGTTTGTAAGATCCCGCCGCATATTTCGCACACAGATGGAATATTTTTCTCTCTTTCGTTAATATAAATATCAATAAAATCACTCATAAACAACTAAAGAATTCTTTCCTTTACTCCTGATATCTAAAACATTGTCAACGACGTCTTTAATAGCATCGATATGTGATATAACCAAGATACACTTAAACCACTTCTTTAGAGAGATAAGAAGCCGGCTACAAGCTTCTATGTTCCCATCATCCAAAGTACCGAATCCCTCATCAATTATAAGCAAATCTGACTTTGGTAAATTAGAAACATTGATAAGAGCAACTCTGATAGCTAATGATGCTATCATCTTCTCCATGCCAGATGCACACTCAATAATCCTTTTTGAATCGCCATAGTCAATAAATACATCTAGCGCGTTCGTTTTATATTCGGCCTCGATCTCTATAGTGAACTCAACAGCACCTTGCAATATTTTGTCTATTTCTGAGTTTATCAATGGAAGCTGTGCACTCATTATTTTTAGTGGAATACCTTTTTTATCAACTGCTTGCAAAAAAGCATTATAAGCATTCCATTTCTTTTTTAGCTCTGAGAATTTCTCTCTTTCTTCTTCAGAGTCAGTCAGCTGTTGTTGAGTTAAACCAATCTTTTCGCTTAAGCTCAACCTATCAGCATCTAAAAAGTTAGCCCCCTCAGTTAGTGATTTTAATTTATTTTTTAGCCTAGTTATCTCCGTTGCTTCAGAGCTTTGAGTCGCATTTAGCCTCATTTTAGAAAGCTTCTTTTTTGCTTCTGCTATATCTTGGTTAATACTAGCATCTTCGACTTCTAATTCTCTTAAAGAAACTAAGATGCTGCTTTTCTCCAGCTTAGAGTCTGATTCTTTTTTCAAAATATCTTCGTATTTCTTAACTTTATCTTCCAAAGCTTCACCCAGAATCTTTTTTAAGTTACGCTTAATAGCTGAGCAATTAAAAGATACTTCTTTCACTTTTGTTTCTTGTTCTGGTATCTTGCTTTTTGCTACATGAGAATCCCTAATGAACTTACACGTCGGAAAAGAGTCTCCGCACGGCACGACCTCTAATGTACTAGCACACTTCTTTTGATTTTTCAAAAGGGTCTTCTCTTTTTCTAACGCGTGCTGTATTTCTTGTAAGTTAGTTTCGATCTCTTTCTGCTGGTCGAGGTTTTCCTTTAATTCTTCTATTGGAAACTGTTCTCTGATTTGCGAAATCTTCGATAAATGAGACTCTATATCAGATATCTTATCCGATACAGATATTATCTTTTCCTGCATTGATTTGCTTCTGTTAGTCAGCAATTGTATCAGTTTTTTCTGGTCATCTATCTCATCTTCGGTAAAAGCTTCAGAATTTTCGTGCGTTGCCAAAAGCAATTTTATACTGTCTATTTCTTCACGAATATTTTTCGACTGCTCTTCAACCTCAGTCCTCTCGCTAACTAACATTTCTAAATCAACTCGTTTGTTCCTAATGATTGTTGCCCAATCACGATCGGGAGCCGATTTCATAGAACCCTTAAGCTCAGAAAATTCGTTCTTCGCTATGTTCAGCATATTATCAAAAACACTGAGATCAAGAAATTTAGTCAAGATCGATTTTCGAACAGTAGCACCGTTTTTAATAAAGTTGTTCATTCCGCCCTGGCTTGCAAGGGATGTAAGCAGAAAATCCTCTGCGGTACCGACCAGTGTCTTGAGATCTTTATCAGTTTCTCGGCGCTGTTCACCGCTTAGATCCTCTAAACTGTTTCCATCGGGATCTAGTTTCCACATGTTTAAGCTAGTCGATGCAGAAGTTTTTCCAGCTCTGTTTGTGTGTTTAGCTGAATGTCTCTCTATCCTATAAGGTTTTCCATTGACGGCCAGGTCGATCTCTACTTTACAAAAACCCTTCCTTGAATTTATGATGTGCAGATTCTTTATTGAACCGCGATCTGTCGTGTTGAAAAGACCGTACATTAAGGTACCCGGAATTGATGACTTCCCGATCCTATTCTTTCCAAATATACCGGTGATGCCGGTGATCTTATCAAAATCTATAACATTCCCGTTACCGTAACCGAAAGTGTTATCAAACTTAAGCTTCTTCAATGACCAGCTGAGATTCTTTTTACTCTCATCTCTAGAAGCTTCAGATGCTACCCTTTTGGTCATATCTTCTAAGATATCTCTTTCATCGTCAGTTAACACAAAAGTCTTTGTGTACTCTATCATGAGTTTCGTATGAGTTGCTGGATTTGAGAGATCACCCTTATCTAGAATAGTATCTCCAATACTAATCTTTTCTTCTTTTTTATCTTCTATATCCCATTTGAAAACAACTTCGGTAGCTTTATATATTTCTCTCACTTCATTAAAAAGTTGTTTTATCTCGCTTTGTGGAATCACTGTTGAAGATCTAAAACGAAAACGACCATAAATCATACTTTCATCGATATTTGAAAGCGTTGATTCTACATCGCCCTCCCAGCTGATCGTATAAAATGATCTCTTGTTAGCTACCGGAAAAAACTCGACGGTAAAATTATCTCTATCTTCTATATCCCAAACTAAGAAACCCTTCTCTATATCTTCTCCGTAATTCTGCTGAATGATTGAACCCGGATAAGCTATCCTCTTGTCATCAACCAAAAATTGTTGCTTGTGAATATCACCTAAGAAAGCAAAATCATACTCTTTAAAAAAATCTGACTTTATCTGATCAAACTCAGTTATATCCCAATCACTATCTATTTTAGAGCCCTGAACAGGACCGTGGAAGAGGGCGATAGAGATGTTCTCTGGGTCTGGCTTAAGATCTGCCCATGATTCTTCATCAAAGCAAGAAAAAACGCACCAGCTAACATTGTGGCCCGTTAGAGGGTAAACTCCGGATTGTTTGTAGAGGTGCAACCTATCGTCGCCAATTGCTTCAATAACTGGGGTGATAGCATCTTGTCTGTCTTTGTTGAGTATTAACCCGTCATGGTTACCCAAGATAATATGCGTAGGTGCAATCGCAGCTAGTCCCTTAAACCACCAGACAAGTATCTCGATCAACTCGGGTGATATTCCCTGCGTCTTCGAGTGTACTATATCACCACCCACAAAAATAGCATCGAGGTCCATCTCTCTAAGCGACTCAAAAATATCCTCAAACACTTCGCGATACTCTTCGTGCCTAGATAAACCACGAAAATGTATGTCAGCAAAATGTGCACACTTAAAACTCATCTTAACCTCAAAATATCGAACCCGACTTAATCGAAGAGATCAAGTTAAGCAACCTATCATCGGTACCAAATGATTTCGCATCACTTAACCGTGACATAAATTCTTCTTTCGACATCGTGCCGACATCTTCGTACCCCGAACAGTCAAGCATCCTCACACTTATCCCATAAGATGACAACAAATGTGCTATGTTATGCGTCTTATCTATCACATCCGGATCAAGAGCTAAACAAACGGGCGTATTATTTTCAACTATTCTTTTAAATAAGTTCTGGCCTTCTTTTAAAGTACATCCCAACAAGCAAGTTGCGTTATCGTTAGCTTTTATCAGATCAAAAGGACCCTCGACTAAAGTCAACTCTTCATCCCAATCAATATTGATCTCGTTGAAAATAACGTTCTTTCTTGGAACTTTAGAGTTGATATACTTCATCTTAGAATCTTTAAAGATAGATCTTGCAACGTAATAGTTTAATTCTCCGTCCTGATCAAATGATGGCATTATCACCCTTTGTCTAAATCGACCTCGAGTGACTGCTCCCAGCTTAAAATACCAAAAATCACGTTCTGACATGTTTCGAGACTTGGCATAAGATATTGCAGATTTTATATCTGGATCGATAATATTTTTTGATTCAGCTAAGAAAATAAAACCCCTCGGAAGATCAACGACAATATCTTCCTCTTGCCCCGCTACGGGCTTCTCACTATTTCCCAAACTCCTGAAAATTCTTTCGGCCTCAGTATATAAAGCAGGAAAGTAACGGTTGATTAGCTTTCTAACACCAATACCAGAATTCCCACAAACCCAACAATTATACTGCTGCGTATCTATCTGAATAACTAGCTTTAATTTTCCTTCGCGAAAAGATTTGCACTTCTTGTTTGGGCAAAGCACTTCAATATTAATATTATCAGGAGTTGGCCGAATTTTCTTAAAAGATTTTCTTAAAAAATTTATTTTTTCTGTTCTAGACAAGTTTTTTCCCGTAAATGAGCACTAGCAGCCACTATATAAGCATCTGCCATATCATAACACTCATTTATCAAAACTACATTTCCTCGGCGTGGACCAGACTTCATGACCTTCGTTGGCCACTCAATACTTGGCTCGAGAGCACGCACAAAGTCTAGCACTTGTTCCTTTGTATTTTTCTTATCTTTTCTGTCTTTCTTAAAACCGACTAACTTACGAGCAGAGTTGACGTTAACAAATTCTGGATCAAAACCAAAAACTTCGGAAGTTATGTAAGAGCAAATACCATTAAACCTTGCGAGACTAACGATCGTCTTAGCGCTTGATAGCCCAGGCCTGAATGCTTGAAGGTTTTCTTCTATCACAACCTTTCCGATGGAGAAGCTATCTTTTATCATAGAAATTTCTTGGCGAAAATAAGCTGCTTTCTCAAAAGGGGATTTTTTTTTCTTTAAATCGATGAAACTAACGTGCTTCACTTTGTCAGCATCGTCAATCAAGCAAATCCCGATAGCTGACGTTGATATGTCTAATCCTAAAGTCATTAAAGAATTATAAAAGTTAGAAGTCCATCTTAAACTTGAACACATACTTGTCGTTATCTTTTCTAACGATCGGGCGAGCGAGGTTTACTTTACCGATAACATTGAGGTTTTCATCGTGAATAAACATATTAGTGATTAAATTACACCCCATGCCCTCATCAGCCGGTAAGTTAGTCGGACTTAGATCTTGAAATGTCGGGTTAGAAGAACTAACAGCTTCATCGGCGGATATCGGCACCCTCATCTCCATGACATGCACATTTCTATCGCCCTGGAACCAAGTTTCGAAAGAAATTTTGCCGAAAGGCGGGATCGTTGGGTCAACCAAACATGCCAAACCCTCTTCATACAACAAGTGTCCCACCGAAGACCATGTTGGATGACTTCCCGTAGCATCGCACCGATAAAGACTACCATAACCGTTGTCTCTAAAAGTTAAGCTTATCTTACCGGCCGAACCCGTCACAAAAATATCTCTAAGGTAAAACGATTCACCATTAATTGAATCACCATAAAACATATTCGAAATATCTAAAAACGTAATTTCGTTAGAGTTGGCATCTTGAGTCCTGTTTAGGACAGTGAGATCGATCTGACTTCCGGAACCTGCGCCGTAGACATCATTATATTGCAGAGTCACTGGATTGCCCGTGGCGGTATCTATTATACCAATGACATTGGGATCCGGCAACAAAGCATTTGCTATCGAATCGGGATTTTGATCTTTAAAATGCAAGACTTCGTGTGTCTGTGAAAAAGATATCATGTCTTGCATGTTAACGTGACCAAGTTTAGTATTACCGCTATCGTCAAGCATAGATCTTGGGATGTTATCATCTTTTATGTTTGCTATTAGCTTAATTCTTCTATCTAAACGACTAAATTGTGGGTATAAATCACCGTTATCGCTGGGTAGTATTGTGAGGTTTCTTTTTCTGTTTTGCGGCCTTAGGTAAAGGGCATCAGTAGCAGAAACATTGAAGAAATCTTCTGAATCAAAATCTGTTATTGAGCCCGCCGCGGCGGTCTCTTCTAGCATGAAACACCTAGCTTGCGTCTTATTCACAAAATCATACGCAAAATTTTCAAGATTTATCGATCTCCCGCCAAGACCAAATGATAAGTCTAAGTTAAATGGGGTATGACTGCTTGATAAAACACTTTGAGACGGTGTCTTGAGAACTAACCGTTGAGAACTTGATGGCACAAATGCAGGAGGTAAATAAAACAGAAAATCAGAATCACTGTAGTTTTGGTAGCCTATTTTAGCAGAAGCATTTATTTCGGTATCAGTTCGAAATCTAGAAAATATTTTTAATTCTTGAACTTCGGCATTTAGCGGACAGTTAAAATCGTGAACGACATTAGAGCTTTGGCTACCGGTCAGAACTTCTTCAACACCAAAGTTCTTTGCTTGAAGTGAATCGAAAAGATAGCTTATCTTGATTGCCCTGTTATCTCCTGATAGATCTAAGTCATCGGCAGTATTGTTAACAGTATCGTTCGACGCTTCGTAACGATTACCAACAACTAGGCCGGTCGGGATATCATTTACGTTCGAGAAGCTAGATGACAAAGCTAGCGTATCTTCAATAACAAATTCACCAGCATTTTGACCATCTATGTAAAAACTACCAGTGTAATTATTTTGGTTTTTTCCACCCCATCTTATAGCACAATGGCTCCAAATATCTCTTTTGAGAAAACTATCCGAAGAAATGAAGATTCTTTGATCTTGGCTGCCTGTGGCTTCAGACGTATCGGGTTTTATCGAAGATGGTAAAACCTGGGCATTGTTTCCCAATTGAAACAGCAAACGAAAAGTATTGGGTCGACCCAGAGAATCTTTACCAGATCCAGATATCATAGAAACGCAGTAAGCGTTTGGTAAGTGAAGTATGGTGCCCGCTCCGTAGGTATCAGCAGACGTATCTGTAGTATACCTAGGGTTTATATAGAACTCAAATGAAAATGACGCAGAGGGATAATATCGTGATGGAACTCTTCTAGAGATCGGGTTCGGAAACACTAAAGCAGAATCGCTTGGAACACCGGACGGGTATGCGGCAGATGAAGTAAAAAAATTTAAACTATGGTAATTAGTAAACCCAAAATTAAGTGGGTTATCATATTGCATCTGGTAAAACGGCAATAAGTTATTAATAAAAATAGATTTTCGCACTGTATTTTGATTAAACTCGTGCGGCATATCAAACCGATAAACTATAAGCTTTTTTTGGTTATCAAGAGAACCAGCAAGGGAGTTAACACTATCTAAGTAATTTGAAATGAAACTGCTTATATTAAAACGCTCAGAACCGGGCATTACTCCCTTGACAGCAACAGCGCCGGCTGGTGTCGGGGAAACAAGCGATAAAATATCATTCCTGTATTCTGTTAAATCATTTGTAATGTTTTTAAGCGTATTGCTTCTCTCAGCAAAAAGAAAAACGTCGCCGACAATTCCACCGCTTGAAGAAGACTTAAAATGTTGCGTCGGATGAACTCTTACAGAGCTTACCTTAAAATCTTCCGGAAGTATGGGGATTAGAGCCATTTTATCCCCCTATTAGAAGTCTAATCTTACTCTTATGGTCAAATCTTTTTCATCGTTCTTTTCAATCGGACGAGAAAGCTTTGCAACAGCTAACAATTCATCTGAATCTCCGTACAACCCCACGGTAGTTACATAAGAAAACGGTTTCCTAAACTCAGATTCGTTAAATGGGTTAACTCTAATTGCTCCACCATCAGTATAGGTCGGATTCGACGAGTAATTAAACTCATCTGGTAAAGCTCTGATAAAATATATAGAAGAGTTTATCTCAGTCTTATTCTGAAAAGTTATTGCAGTTCCAGCGTCAGAACCAAATCTGGTTGAACACACATGATTAGCAATATCATCGATTGAAGCGCTTGTGAAAAAATACGGGTAAATCATACCACCCGTCGTTACTGCAGTTCCGGGCGTTTCTCCGTTGACTTGAAAGGTTAATTCGTTGCCCACCTCGTGTCCAGGGCCGAAGAGCACCTTTCCTGGAGGAACGTCTCCATCTTGACCATAGACACTGTTTGCTGTACCAGCCTTAGTAGATACATCACTCATCCCAGAGATCAGACCGTGCCCAACATCGCTTCCCGATAAAACTTTCTCTGCATCTAAGACGATAGTACCATGATCATAAAAAATCAAACCCACAGTTTCGGTCGTTTTATCAGCTCGAACTATATTACCAACAGAACCACCAGCTGCCAAAGGCTGAAACGTTGACGAACCAAAATCAGTGTAAATTCTTTCCTCAGTTCCCTGGACTTGAAACAAGTTGTCTTGAAATTTGTTGCTACTATCTTTAGACAGAGCCATCTTGAACTTCATCCTCATCGCAAACGTTTCTCGCTTTATCCCATCTCGAACGAAGAGACGATGAAACGTAAAAAACAAAGCTGAATTTATAGATGTAGCATTGTTTTGGCCATAGGGAATCTTGAAAGATGTCTGTGCGTTTCCCAAAAGGTTAGCAGCAAACTGCTTATAAATATCCACTTTCTCTCTCATCATCATCGATGTCGATTGGTATCGTGGTTTTAAAGATGAATCTAAAGCAATGAAAGCTTTTGGGGCAGTTGATGCTGACGAAGCCGGGGTCGAATCTATGTGGAGACCAAACGTTAAATCAAAAAGGCTGTTAGCTGTTTGTAAGCTAAAATCTTGATCATAAACGGTTTGATATAGGGATGACGTAACGCCTGGACCCACGCTTGAAGTCACGAAAACTTCGTAACTTTTTCTTGAATTAGAACCCGAAATATCTTCACGAACTATATCAACTAACTGATTTAGAACAGATTTCGTGTTACTAATATCACGGCTTAACAAAGATTTAAAAACAGCCACTTATAAACTCCAAATAACTAAATTATAATTTCTCACACTTTACGTTGATGGTCCCTGCAACGTTATACTAATATTGTGTGAAATGCCAGTTAGCAACCCAGTCACAATCACGTTAGTGTGTATATTATTCTGACTATCTCCAAAAGTAGCATAAACTGTATTGCTTAGAGATGCATGACCAAATGTCAAATTTAACTCATTCCCTACTGTTCTAGCCCTATACATCCCCATCCTATCTCTCTCAGTGGTATACACTGCTGGTAGATTAGTAGCCTGAGTAGATACTACCAAAAACCTAGACGATGCCCGTACCATGTAAACGCTCTCTCTTAGATCGACCGGAACAGAAGTTGCTTGAGATATTTTTTGCTTTAAACGCACAGAAGCGTTAGATTGGTAAAGAATATTCAAAGTAGAATGAGTTGCATCACTCTGGCTAAGATTAACTAACTGGGGTAAAACTGTCTCTATCTGGCTCGATAAGCTGATCAGTTTGTGTTTAAGCCCAAGGGAAGCGCTAGTCTGTGCTTCAAAAACCGGTGTATTCTTCTCTATCTTTTCTCTTCCGACCGTTAAACCAAATTTAGAAATAATCTCATAGTTGACTTCATCATCTCCCAAAGCAAACTTAACAACTGAAAACGATCCATCGTTCGCAGCTAAGCGGCGCCTTCCAAGATCAGTTAAAACAGCATCAACAATAATATTATTCGTGCTGTGATCTAAAAAACCCATAATATTCTCCTACTCTACACTTAAATATACAAACTTCACAAAAAACAGTAAAATTTATGATCTATAAACTCACTCACGACCCAATTGTCGTTTTGTTACCCCAAGCTGCTTAGCTACTTCTAGCAAATCTTCTTCCGAACCAGCGGTTCTATAAGTATCATCTACCTGGTATTTTAAAACTACGTCATTTGCCCTGTCGGAATTTAAAATCTGTATAAAATAATGATTTTGTGAATTTCCACCGTCTTCTTCCCGTGTACCCTTGACTATATCGATTGTTCTTGAATCTGCATCTGGGCCTTTTTTAACTTTCTTGTACTCGGGTCGAAAAAGTATTCTTGCTTTTCGATAGCGGCTAGCTCTAGCGACATCTTGAAACACTTTAGTCTTTAAAAACCAGTTCGGAAAAACTAATGGTGCGCCTGGAGGGGATACTTCTTTAAGAGAAAGCTTGTTAGTCCTAGAATCTAACCGCACTTCCACTTGCGAGCTGTAATTTGACATCTGGCCGTGCGCGTCTATAGAGCAAACAGCGTATATATAGTCGGTGTTTGCTTCAATATTATCACCGTACGAAGCAAAAGAATCATCTGGTCCCATCCTCTTCACTTTACTAGTAATATCGTACCCGGCCCGCGGGCGATCATCACCTTCAAGCCTATCGCCCATGTCGAATGGGCGGTCAAGCACTATCTTTAGTTCAGATATGCTATCACCGGGAGATAAAGAGTAGTTAAAATCGTTAACTTGAAGCAACTGAAATGGTTCATAGATAGATTTTCTTCTGAAGATAGCGAAATATGTTGTGTCCCGTTGGGAACTAACTGGAAAAGCCCAATGAAACACAAACTCCTCAGTATTAAAATCGTAAAACCCGTCTAAATCTCGAGGGTATGATGGAGGATTTATCTCTTTTGTCTCTAACCTTAAAACGCTAGAATGGGGTGAATTCACAAAATACTTAAACTTGTGAGACTGATCACCGCCGTCAGGTATGGTTATCTCTAAGTGATAGACAGACTTTATGGTGTACCTATATACCACACCATAATTTATAGCAGCATCAACGTAACGTATGGGAATGAACCCTAACTCGTTAGTAGCTGAAACTGAATCACATGATAAAAACATTAAGGGAAATTTTTCTGACGTTTCTTCATCAGTATTAGCATTCTTAATTTGCTCTTTTTCAATAACAAACCCAACTAGCTTCGGATGAGACATATCGGCTTGGGCAGCAGAATCAAAAGTCTCTACCAGATAGGGGTTACTCGTCATTAAGATCTGTTCTAATGGGCCGGGAGGGGGAGCATCAGCGCTTGCTAAAGCTTGCCGAATTATATCAAACTTTTTCTCTTTTGTTCCGTCGCTTAAGCTTAATAGATACTCATCATTATATATGATGTTTCTAACTCTAGATTGCATCCCAAGGATGTTTCCGGAAGACGCTACTCCTGACCTAGCCACGTTATTAGAAAACCTAGAATTTAATATTAAAGTAATTTCCTCAGCGGGTTCTTTTATGTTAGGGTAAGCGGGCTGTTCTAAAAGATCGTTATCTTTCATGGCAGGAGAGGGCATCAATGCTCGGGGAACGTTTGGATCCCGACCAAAGACTGAGTTATCATCTGTAATTTCCGCGTAGCTGGAGCAAGTCTCATATTTTAGCTTAAAACAATTCTTATAACCCTTAGATGAATCATCACCGATTATCATGTCCCACAAAAACCTCTGTCTTTCTTCGGTATACGAAGAATCAATCTCATCAGCAAACCATGGGTTAGCAATTTGGTCACCAAGAAAGTCTACGTGCGAAAACATGTCCAAATATTCATTGCTAATAGAAATCCACCAGCGCTGCATGACTTCAAAATTTTCTTGCTTCTTCCATATAGAGTTAACAGGGTAAGGCCACTGATTTCCACCCTCAAATTGGTGGTCTTCTTCTCCTTCTTCAATTAAACCAGTTAAAACTTCAAAATCCCTTATTGCGTCTGAATTTGCAACTTCTTTTATCGCACCTTCGGATAGTTTCCAAGCCAATCTAATGTAAGAGGGGAACTGTCGAGCAACTCCAGACGATCTAGTTAGATCTCCTGGGTTATCGCTAAACATGAATTTACCGTTAATATCCCTTAGCCATGTAGTATCAAAATTGGGATTGTTAAAATTGTAATTACCCCTCTCACTCTGAGTGTAATAATTATAAATAAAAATATTGTTAAAATTTATCCCCTGTACAGTGGGAGAGTTCAGCCGATTGTGGCTTTCCCAGATAGGAGGATTAGTAACTAGCATAACTACAGCCCGAGACGAGTTAGTCTGGGTACCTGCAGCTGATTTTACCTTAAGATCATGTCTGTTTAATACTGTCATGATTGTTCGTAGACCCTTTTAACTTTAACCCTAAGCGCTAAGGGCCAGTTATTCTCACGCTTAACTTGATACCTGAGTACTCCGTCGACTGTAACCTGCTCTAAATATCCCAGCTCTTGGGCAAAGTCGTAAAAATTGTCTAATTTTATATTGGAGTTGCTAAAGTCGATTAAATCACTCGCATTTGGATTCTTATTGGCATATTGCGAAATCCTTGGGTCATCTACTAGATGCAAGTTAGTCCCGATACCATCGAGCTTGCTTCTAAGCGCAGTTTTTAACTTAAACTCGTTCAAAGAATACGGAATAGCCAAAATCATATCAAAAGCAAAACCATCGTGAAAATCACTCATGATTTCTTCAAAATTTGATTTCGCTTCATTTATAGACGTCAACACTTCGCTAGCTCTCAATGAACCCTTATCGATCGGTTGGTTAAACCTGAAGGGGTGAAACCACGATTTATCACCGTCTTCGTTGTTGATGAAGGCATCCTTGGAAAAGAGAGAAAAATCGTTGCCAGAAACATCGACAACTTTGCTTCTTCCGTAAGAGTCAAACTCCCTATATTCCAGGCGTCCGGTCTCATCATTAGATATTGCGGGAACGTAAGTTCTGTCAAAGAAGTATTTTAAAATGTGCCTCGCTTGTCCCGTAGATGAATCTTGATGTGCCCTTAAGTAATCTACAATGCCTTTTGTGTGAGTCCTTAACTCTTCTCGGTAGTTCCTCTCATCAGAGAATAGATCGTCGTTTGTCACGCTGCTTAGCATTTGGTGATTGTATTTTTTTGGAATTAAGTATGAATAAAAGTCTAAACCGATAACTTTGCTAATATACGTTTTTAAAAACGTGTTAAGAGAAAATTTAATGTTGCTAGCTTCTGGTGTTTGAGCTAATCCGTCGGGGTGGTTGGGATCTTCAGTATTGTTCCAATTTTTGAGTATCCCGTCGGTCTTTCGATCGGGATCAATTATCCAAGAAGATAACTTAGACATCACTGTTCGATGATTAATGCTTTCGTGGGATATTGACTCCATTTGTGCTGTCCACCAAGCTAAGTTGTAAAACCTATAAGCTTTCGATCGAGGATATATCATGTCTGTCAAAGCGAGTCGTGGGATATGCTCAAAAACCAACCACGGTCGGAAATAATCAACCATCTCAAATTCAACTTTGATTTTGTAATTGCTTCGAGAAGAGACAGAAAAATTGGTTAAATCGTTTTCAGCGGTGGAAAATGTCTGATTAGCCGAAAGTATTTTATCTAACTGTCCTGATTCTATTCCGAAAACGCAAACTCTATCCCCGGGTGTCAAGGCATTTTGAGACATAAAATTTCTCTCTATCTTCAAGAACGGCGCAATCGCTCCATGAGCTCGAATTGAATCAGAAGGCTCTTGAGTTTTCTCAATATCATATGGACTTAACTTAAACAGCGTTGGAAAATGTTGCAGGCCGTCGAAGACAGCAATATTGTCGTCTTGGAGTTTGAGTTGATCTTGGGCAGAGATAGTTTTACCGTAATGAAGGTTCTGGGTGGGATCGAGACCCTGTAGTACACCGTCAACGAGATATGAAAACGCGGCGCTGGGCAACGTTGCTGGGCTGGGCGAAATTAGTTGGTGAAGGTTGTGGTTACCTTGCTTTCCCTCTTGAACCAGCATACGCAAACTACAAAGATTATCTAAAACGTCTGGAGTTACATTGATAATTCCAGCACGCTGGATGAAATCCAATACCCAATTGGGAGCGTTATCGTAAATGCCAGGGCCATGTTCGCCGGTCCCAGGAATTTGGCTAAGATTCGAAAAAGCTCCAGCGTAACCCGAAACAAACACTTCCCAAGCCGCAGCATACGTTTCAAGATAAGCTTTTAGCGTATACAAGTACTCAAGGTACTGGCCCTCTAGAGATTCGATGTTACGAATTAGGGCTAAATCAGTTTTTAATTTCAAATCGTGGCTCTGACCCGGGGCAGGCTGTAGTTGAAAGTTCGCAAATTTCAATAAATTTAATTCAAAGATTGGGTTATGAGCATCGACTACGGCAGTGTCTATTTGCCTGTAAAAATCTACGTCTAAAGACGGATATTCGATGGTCCAATGTTTAAAAAACGGCATATTGGAAATAATAAGCCTATTTCGTCTTGCATCATTGTTGGGCACATTGTAAGTGTCGTTATAACCCTGAGTAGCTATCAAAGCCTGCCTAAAGAAAATTAGGGCTTCGTTCTCAGCCTCATTCTGTTTGGCTTTCTGACTTTCTGCCAAGTGCCCTTGAAATGACGTTTTATTCAAACCGACAATTTCGAATTCGCTTACTGAATACGCCATGGAGTTGAGACCCTCAGGCGTGCTTATACGACGAAAATTAAAGTTTTGGTCTGGTATACCTGATATCCCACGAGCAGCCATCGAATCCCTGATATTTTTACCGATTTGAAGATCGATAGTCAGTTGTTGAGATGTCCACCCGTCTTGACCCTCGAAATCGGGCGGGTTGTTAAAGTCGGATTCGTCACCGGCTATTTTTACCCGCTTTACGTAAGAATCAAGCTCTGACATGAGTCTTAGTGAAGATCTCTGTGTCCTGTTGATCTGACTAAATTCTTCGTAGACGGGCTCTTCGCTCCACCATGTTATCGGTCTAGTTGGTTGAGAGTCGTCCCTGACAAGCCATATATTAAACTCGACAATATGAGCATCAGCTACTGCGGGGTCGACTCCGACGTTGCGTACCGGTCCGTCAACAGTACGGGTAATAGACTCACCGCGATGCAAGGTATCCATCTCGGGCCGAAGATGCCTGATAAAATCCGGGTCATTCTCCACTGCTTCTTCGCTTACGCTAATCACGGTACGATCAGCCTCGGCATTCGGAGCGTAAGCCATCTCAGGTGGAAGCTTATGTTGTCTACCAACAATATCCTCTGTCCAGCCACCGAACACTTGGCGAGCGTGGGAACATGGGACCATGTGGGTGAAAGCTGTGGCTCGCTGGTATGTACTCGTGGCGGGGTTGTGAATCCAATAATCGTTGAAGCTAGATAAAGATTCATCAGTGGGGTCTAAGCCGGCCTGAGGACGACGATCTACTCCTGAGCCACCCCAACTTGCCGGTTGGGTTTCATTCTGACCCGGATAAGCTATGTAAGAAACGTGCCCTTGATCCTCGAAGTGGCTTGGTTTTCCGGTCCAATTGATCAAGGAGCGTGTCACTGGATCAAGCCCATAAATTACATCATTCGTGATAGATGCTGCGATGGCGTTATGATTAAGACCGTATTTGTTAAAATTTCTAGGAGCTAATCGATGGCCCCACCTAAACGTGCGTTGATCAAAACGGTCGATAGCTTGCTTAGCAGTATATGCATGCTCGTGCCCGATTTTGTCGGTATTCGGATTTGTGCCGCCTCCGGATTCATTCGGTACCGACCAGCCGTCCATTAGCGTCTCGAGGGAGTGGGGCCAATTTACGTTATTATAATCGTGGGGTCCAGAGTCGTTTATCTGACCTTGAGAGTGTTCTGTAGATGCTCCGCTATGATAATAAAACATCATCTCTTCGTAGAACTCTTGCGATGTTGGAGGTACGTACTGCCAGTAACCGCTTAACAGACCGCCTAGGCCGAATTCGCCCTTTGAATCAACCATTCCTGGATGGCAGCCAAAGCCTTTGATGTTGTGGCTACCGTATGATGGCCAACCACCAGCAATATTCGGTGCTGAGCTCTTCCAGTAGGTGCCATCATCGTTGAGGAGTGGTTTTGTTCGAGACAATTTACCGCCGGATTCACGGTTGTACGGTGGGTTTATGTATTGCTCAGCGTCACTGGGCAATGGTAAGACAGATGCTTTATCATCCGATAACCTAATAAAAAACGCTTTCGCCATCTGGAAATTCTTGATCCAGGCTATATGGTTTATCGACGACAACCAATTCTTCAAGTCGACTCTGGATTGACTACTATATTCATAATACTGAATAACATCAGCTAACCTAGAAAATGAGTTTGGTTGAGTAAGGAAACCATTTGCACCGTCTTTCCATTTACTAATTCCAGTTATCTCTCTCAAATCGAGCATGTGATTCGCAGCGATGCCGACGCCAAACGCTCGCTCACACCAGCCAATAATGTGCGCTGCAGGTTCGTCGATATTTGCGTTGGCTGTTCCCGCCCAGCGGTATGCCGAGGGGCTGAGTGGGTAGTGAAGCACCCCATCTACGGGAGGGGTATTATCTACATTTTGCCAGTGGTCAGTCGGTACCGGGAGGTTGCACTGATATGCTTCGAAAAAATTGTATGTTGCCTTCTTTAGTCGAACTCGAATCGTCACCTTGTGGCGATGAAGTTCCACATCTGAAACCGCTGAATCTGAAATGACCCTGGGCCTAAAAAACCAACTTTGTGACTGGTTATCTAAGTTGCTCTGCCTATTACTTGCAGCAGAATTGTCCCAATAAATCTTCTCCCTCTCTTTTAACGTGGGTGACCTCTCGTAAAGCATAGCATACCAATGAGGAGGGAGACCGACGATATTTCGCTTATAAAAAGCGTCTACAGCTTCTAGATCTCGAGAATTAAAAATTCCGCGATCTTCATTAGACATGTTGTGTACACCGTAGTTGTAGCCAACGGGGCCGCTCTGCCCCGCACCACCCGCTGCCGATCCAAGGTCCCCGCCAAGGCCGCCCTCGGACCGGGCGTTCACGGTTGAATATGGGCGGTGAGAGTATCCAAAGAAAGTTAAAACTCTTTGGTAAGAGGTGTTGTTTTCGGTTCGGTTGTTAGGATGCGTAAGATAGACCCTGATTGCTTCTGTGGGCATGCCGGAGTTGATAAGTTCTAGTAAATCTTCCGATATGCCAACTTCCTTAGCAACTACACCCATAAAATGTGAATCGTAACTAGGTCTCTGTTGCACACCAATAGTTTTACTGTCTCTGCTATTAAGTAAGAGACGAGTTGAGGCCGATGAGGAGACGTAGTCTTCGAGAAGATCATTGGCGTTCATTCCAGCAGTAGCTACGATCCCTGCGATTTTTTTATCTAGAAAATCGCTAGTCAAAGATACGTGCGGTAAAAACCCAGATTTTGTTGCTCTTGCTATAACTTCCACATCGGGGGTGGCGTCGTTTAAATTATTGTCATTTTTAATAGACAAAAAGAAGCTGGGATTTATTGTTAAACGTTTCTCAGCAGCTTGAAAATATTGGTTAGTCCTTGCTACAAAATCGTTCAAGCGACGTGCAACTTCTTGCCGCATCCCAAATCCGTTGTTACCCGCTAAGTCATCGCGTGTGTAACCGTTGAGCGCGTTGGACCGCAAAGCATTCAAGCTGCTCTTGATCTCTGTATCATTCTCATTGCTATCGGTTCGAAACTCTTGAAAGTAACTGTGTCTTTCGTTATCCTCTAACAAAAATGTGTTGTTTCCTACAGCGTCTGTCGTAGCTAACTGAAACTGGGGTTTTACTCGAGGTAAATCATTGCATATCTCAGAAGCAATTTCAACGTATTCCCAAACGCAGCGAAATATCTCTTGAGCTGACATTTTCAGGGTATGTTCTCCCGCTCCCCCCTCAACTCTGCTTACTAACCCAAGACCAGTTAAAATCCCTATCTCGTTTTTTTGAAACCTCGATCTTGACCACGTTTTTTCAAAATCATCGCCCAAATTATCAAAACCGTAAAAAAGTTGAGCACAGATATTTTCTGATAGCGCTACTAAGATATTGGTGTCTCTATTTAAATTTAAAAACCTAGATTTGTAATCTTCTGCAACCCACTCACTTACAGCCGATCGGGAACTTCCGCCGAGGCCGCTGAAACCGGCATGGCCCGTAGCACCCCCAGCACCAACACCGAAAACTCCGTAAACTTGCACACCACCCAACTGGCTCTGATCTCCCTGGCCTCGCTGAGAAAGGTTGTACTGAGAACCTGCAGCATCAAGTGTGACACGTCTCAGTTCGTCATCGTGACCAACCCATGATTCAGAACCGGTACCTGTGGAATCGCCGTTGGCGTTGCTACCCCCACGCCGTTCTCCTGTGCGGCCACCGAACAACCTTCTTCTGTGCCTGTACTCTTCAACCCGACCACGAGCTTGAGCGGCGTGGATTTCTGCGTCTCCGGCGCCACCACCAGCAACAGTGGATTGGAACCGATAGGTTTGTTCTGGTCGAAAACCCGGGGATGAGCTGTAACTTCCGGACTCTTCATCGTAAAAAAAGTCTCTGATAACATCTTCGTATAACCCGTAAGTTTCTTCACCTCCACGATTTTCAAGACCCCCGTAGAATTCACTTAACTTAGTTGACCACCCGTTATCTCCCGGTTTCAAATCATACACTTTGTAAATAACATCAGAGATAGTTTGGCGATAAAGAGTTCTAACGTTGTTGATCTCTGAGGGTAAGCCTGCGTTGTAGTCCATGGTTGCGAACAAATCGCCCGTTAAAAACCTCATGTTCTCATCAGTCATGACGTTATTTCTAATCTGCGTTATTGTTTTCTGCATAGATTCTACAGCGTCGGCTAAGAGCAGACCTGTAAATGGTTGGTTGAGTGCTTCGGAAAACGATAAACCCTCAAGCATTTTTACGTTGTGACGAAATTTATGAAAATACTCGCCGTATAAGGCATTGGCAACCCCACGAAACTTCTTATTAATTCTACTAAAATATGGAAAAGTTGGAATGTCACTGTCGGGAAGCTCTATTCCCAATTGAAATAGAACAGACAAAAATATAAACTTTTTCCTAAGGCCGGTATTGAGCTGTGCTATATAGCTGCTATTTATCATCGTTACAACATCGTTAGATATCGTACCCCCAACGCCAGCTAGCGTGCTACCACCGCTATAAGCAGATACCCCAGTACTAGTCTCAAATGACCTTAAGCTAGTATCAGCACCGTGATCATTTGTCATTTTTGTGCGTATATCTTCTTCATTAATGTTGCTTAATGATCTGTTTTGGTGAAAAAACTTCAAAGCGTACTGAGAATGCTGGGCGTTTATCATCATCCCGGGGAGATAAAAACACTTAGTCAAAGCAGATTCAAAAATCAAACGACCGACTCTTCTCTTAGTAATATGAGCCACTATATTTCTTGGATCTAATAAAACTAAAGAAACCTGTTCTTGTCTCGTAGGCGCTTCGGTGCTAATCGGACAAATCATCCGGATAAGATGATCAACTAGTTTAGACAAATTCGATGGGCCGTACTCAAAAGGGAACGGAAGCATATCTTCAAATTTCTGTTGCAACAGTGCGGGTCTTTCACCAGTGTTGCCAGTTCTAGCTTCACTGATAATTTTGAATAATTGAACTTTTTTTATCTTAATAAGATCTCTTAGCGTCATGAAAAACGTCATCTTGTTATTGTCATGCTGTTCTATATAATCGTTAGTAAGATACGGGCAAATAACTATGTTAGTTTGACTCGATTCTGTGTCACCGCTTCTTATTTTGATATGTCTTGCTAAAAGTAGCTCTAATGCATCACCGACACCCTGCGAATTAGATCCGGGAGGACGTATTAGCAATTTACCAGCGGCACTATGTTGCGGGGCTATGCGAAGAGTAAATTCGTGTCGGCTTAACAAAGCTGCTTTTAAAATGGCATCCCTAATTATAAAAGCATGTTTATATAACTTGCTTTTGTCTCCGTGACTATCGTTTAGCAAGTTAACGCTATCATACTTCTCTGAATAGCCGCTTGGATTATGAATGTTATATGCATCATCATCTAATTCACCATCAATCTCATGGTAGTGAAATTCTTTGACTATAGAATTTAAATAAGTGTGAATATTTCTTAGTGATTCTATCGTATTTTTTGGGCGCATGTTGACTGAGCTATTTAGCCTATTAGCCGGGCGACCGCCGAGATATCGAAATTTAAATTTATAATATTGATTATCTAAACCTGTTGCTTTAAACCTATCAGCTTTATTGGAGGGAGCGGCGCCACCATCTGCATAAGTTTCAGAAAAACGAGAGGGGTGGTAATATCTTTTAACGCTCTCCCAGCGGGTCGGGTTCTCTTGAGAAAAATGTGACATAGACGCGGCGGCGGGGGCTTGGGTTTCGTGTCCGATATTGTCCGAGTTGGGAGTGCGCTCATCAGGAGACCACTCTCTGGGAAAGTTATTAGTAGCAGCAATTAGAAACTTATCACACTGATAAAGTGTTTTGTAAAAATCGATGATGTGACTCAATTTCGTTGCTGTGTCATCTAAATCATCTCTAATATGTCTGAATGGGCCTCCCGGGGCAAGACTAATGGTGCTAAGATTAGGAGATTTATTCGAAGGATTGGGGGGTTTGAAACTGAATCCGGCATGACCGTCAACCCACTTGTTTAAATCCGTACCGTTAAGAAAAGATTGACCCAAATCAACGAATCCGTCATTGGTGCCGGAGTGAATGGATCTTCCAAAACCATCAGCATTTTCAGAGTTCCTCAAATTGTTATAATCTTTTAACTCGGGACCAATAGCATACTCTAAAAACAAGCAGTTAGCAGCCCAGTCTCGCCAACCCTTAGAGTCGGAATTTCTTCTCCACGTTTTTGCAACCCTAGATTCGTTAGCTGCTTCTCCGGTAAGGGCGGTGGGGTCACCGTCTGCTGCGATAGAATGCTCTGTGTTTAATGCAACGTAGTTAAAATCTGCTAATATGTGTGCAGGAGATCGAGCTAGCTCGCCAGCTAACAGCAACTCTAAAAAAGAATCTCCGTTCTCGACCAAGTATTCGTCAGTAAAATTTACAGATTCTTGAAATTGTTTCAGTATATCGTCAGAAACTTCTCCCTTAAATATTTGGTTAGCATTAAAAACTGTAGTTCTAGAAGGGCGTAAAACAGACACAACACCCAGCCGGTCCAGGCGCCGAGTTTTTGATTCTTCGCTAATATTAGCGAGGGGATCACGAATTCTAGAAACTCTACGACCGTGATCCCCAATGTTTCCGACAGCGTCAGCATCTCGATTACGTCCCACTTTTAAACACCGTCTCCCACGTCACGACCATTAAACCTTATGTCAGAAACGACATGCGCTGCTGACATGCCAGCCGGTCGGAGGTTAAAATCGCTATTAACGATATAAATTTTAAACTTTACGCTCCGGCAGACGCCCAAAAAAGAGCATGTTCTTACTTTATATACATCAAGCGTCTCAATAAACGGAAACGCTGTAATTGGTACTTCTAAATCATTAATAACAGCCGTTATGATAAAAAAGTCAGGGTACCAACCTCTCTCTCTAGACCTACCATCTAGTAAAAGCTGCCAACTTAACAAAAAATCTCCAGTATCGTAACAGAACTGAGCAGTAAATGCTGAAGCCGTAGTCGTTGAACTTTCTGGTGTTAAAACGCCTATGTCTAGAATACCACCAGTACACACTAAATTAGAAAACGAAATTCCTGCAGAAATATCACTATTAACATAAATTTCGCGGCCGTCGCCTGTTTTTACAGTTGCGGGTAAATCACCGGACAACTTTATCGCGGAACCAAAATACTTGCTAGTTTTTCTTTCAAAAAAAGTTTTAGACTCGAGATTAGTAACCTGCTCACTTAAGTTCAATTCATCAAGCGGGTTATTTATGATTAAATTCCAATTCATAATTAAATCTAAAGTCGTGTCTGGCATACCGATCCAAAACCTCCAACCAATGATTGGGGGAGAGCTGGCCGGGTTCTCGGCACCTGCTGGCGGATCTGGCACATCACCTAAGATCGCTTCGGGCTGAAGTATCGTATGGTGTGTTCGGGCGGGTCCCGGGGGATAACTCACAAAATTTCCCGATTTCTTATCGTAAAACTCTACCTTTAGCTCAAAAGTATTTCCCAAAGATGATAAATCTCTATTCAAGGCTGTTTCTACTGGATTAACAAAATTTGCATACGTATCATCTGTAAAAATAGATTTTAAATTATCTACTATCCTGTTAGCTATTAGTGACATTTGATCAACAGGAATATCAACGCTAGTCCAATATCCTCCCCCATTGGGACGTTGGGTTGGTAAACTTGGCGCTGTAAGGTTTACTTGAAGGTAATCTTCTGGGAGTGTTATTATTTTTACGCTTATCACCTTAGTGAATAAATTACCGAGATCGTCAGCGATTTGAAAATCATACCGGTATGCAACGCCCGGAATCGGATCTGCATGAGCTATAGTATCACTAGGACTTGAGGGAATGGGCATCCTGAAACTTTCAGCACTACCGATCGAGTGACAAAACATTTTAAACACCCTAAAACCTTCGGGCATATTGCATATTTTTATTACGTTTGCAGGTTTGTATGCAGAGGGATCACCTTGCCCTCGTTCTCCCGCCGCTGGATGGGGTATTGGGCGAGGAAGTCCATCGCCTCTTAGGCCTTCTTCTTCATTCAAGCTAATAGAAAAACCAAAGACGCTTATGGTACTAGCTAGTTCTTCATTTGCAGAATAGTTTTCTAACCTGAAATATTTTCCTATCTTATCGTTCAACGTTACTTGAGATTTTATAAAATTCTCTCCGGTGTCATCATTGATTATAATATTTCTGCTTATCGTCTTGGGAGCAGAAACGTCTATTTCATCTTGTGTGTCAATGTCAAGACGACCATCTAGGTTTATGCACTTAAAAGGAGTGTTATTAACTTTGTTTAGAGAAACTGTTCTGTGGCAGAAAAAATGTTTTAAACTGGTATCTGCAGCTTCTAGATCATCTACAATAAACTCTTTTTCGTACGGATTATACATATTAGAAAAATGCATTGGAAACTTTGGATCTCTTCTTAAGTGTTTGGAGGGAATTGCAGAGCTGATAGATGATCGCCACGATTCACTAATATCGTTTCTCACAATGTATTTCTGGACTGTGACTGGTGGGCCGTCGATTTGTGGTATTACTTCTCTATTCAACAACCTGATTTTAAAATTAGCCGGCTCGACATAAGAGTGAAAAAATAAATCAAAAGAAATTCTTTTAAAGTTTGAATAAATCGTCTTCTCTACTATGTCAGATTGGATTTTAATTTTATCAACGAAACCCCTTTCGATGGGCTGGGAAATTGCCGCAAAGAAATACATTAATAGCTTTTTCTCTTCATCAGAAAGATTGTAAAAATTTTCAGTATAGCTTGAATTAATGAGATTACTTCTAGCAAAAACGGTCATAGGATCTATTTTATCTAAAATTAATTTATGACAATGTTCTCGAAAATTTTTATGACCGGCTTGAGGAGTAGCAACGCTCATGTGCTCTAAATTTTCGAAAATACCGTAAGCAAGAGGTAAGTAGTTAACGGGTAAGCCAGCTTGAAGACTCGAAAAAACTTGGTGAGAATAAAGGTATATTTTTCCTTGCCTATTATTCAATTCCGGAAAATTTTTAAGAAGTTGAGCAAAGAAGTCCGAGGAGTTAGCATTAAATGAAGTCCCTTTGATTCCATCAAACGACAAAGAAGAATTTTTTGTTCTGCTTATTTCATATTTGTGAAGCTCCCTATCATTTTTTTGGCACCAGCTTAAAAACCCACGAATGCTATTGATAATCTGCTGTTCTCTTACAGATAATTTTTCTTCTAAGCACACAGTTTTTAGTTCAATTAACCCAAGCTCATCGCCACCGTCGTAACAAAATTGTAAGTTATTAATTCCCAAAGCGAGAAGAATTACGTTATAGTGAACATTAACGCTGTACGACGTAACTAGCTCGTTATCATGGAAGGCATTCAGATCTGAGACTGCTGTTAATCTTGCAAAATCGCGTTTTAGCAAGATTGAAATATCACCGTCTTGCCACAGAGTATCGGGCAACGTTGATGGGTCTATGACGCTTGGTCGATTGGCTTTATCAAGCTTTAGCCGGCTAAAAAGACCATCAGGTACATAAATTGCACTCATCAGTTATCCCCACTGGCAGCGGCGGCAGCGGCGGCAGCGGCAACGGCTAACAACTGAGCATCTTCATCTGACACATCTGAAAACTTTTCACTGCTCAAAGTTTCTCCAGTCACGCTGTTATCAATTAAAAACTCTATAACGAATATTGGCGTAAAATATATGTCCACGCCTGGGTTATTTTGAGACTTATCAGTGATTAATTTTCCGAAAGCAAAAACATGTACTAGTTCACCCACGTTCTGACGGTGGTTAACGTCACTATTCTCAGTACTTGCTACTTGGTTACTTGATTCTAAATTTTTAAAACTTCTAGTGGGACGATATTCTTTTTGATTTGTAGTTTTCTTCCTAAAGACTCCCAAATCTCTAATCGCAAGTTTTTTAAATTTAGCTTTACCTTCGTCTAAGGAACTCTCAAATACCTGAACAAATGTATGATTAAACTCGCTAGTCTCAGTAAATTCTATTTCTTCATCAAATTTTCGTAAATGATCAAACTGAATAGTGTTATTGTGAGGGGCACCCAAAGAATTCACAGTTCTTGTTAGGTATTGGACCATCTTATAGTTAGAATCATTAGCGCTTGGATTTAATTGATTGACAAATCCTCTTAAAACGCTTTCGGGAAGTATCGACTTAAAATTAAGATTTAACTCAGAAACATAATTATTCACGGTAGCGGCGGGGTCATTTTGATGTTCTAATTTCCAATAGAGCTTTTCTAAAGTTTGCATAAAGCCACGGTTTTCGGGATCTTCATTATCAAAGATAAAATCTTCTTTAGCGATAGGTGGCAGAAAAACGAAATTGGGAAGTCGAGTGCTAGACACGGTTAGAGGATCTTTATCTAAATCGTTATCTAAAACTTCTCCCAAATTAAAAACTGTTGCTTCATTCATAAAAAATCGACCTGCAAATGGGCTAGGAGTTTTTCTAGATATATGATCAACTTCGCCACGGTAGTAATTTTTTCTACCGTAAACAGTTTCGATCATTGGCCACACATCATACCTAGTCTTTAAAAGGGTTGTGCCGTTGGGATCTCTTTCGTCACTCCTGCTATCATTATCATTAAGACCCCACCTTCTCACTTTAAACCCCTGCTCGTTGTTTAAAACGTTTAGATCTAAATGACCCAGAAGCTGCAAATCTTTGTACGACTCAACAGTACCAGACATCACTAATTGAGAATTTTCTATCAACTCGTCAATCGTCAGTCTCCTAGCGCCCCGGACGAATGGAGTCTCTTTTACGTACGCCTTTAAAGAAATCGCGTAATACAGGGCAGCTTCACCGTGTATGGGATAAAAGTTGATCCACTGCCTGGTTACCGGGTTGGCCTCTACGAGAGACGGATTCGGTGTTATGCTCGGATCGCTAAAACTATAATATAAGTTATTAGCGTCTTCTTGAAGGTAACCGTTAATGTCATCTATCCAAAACGAATTGCCATCGCCGGAAGGAAGGGCTAGTCTTGATACTAAGTTGTAATATTCAACAAAATCATCGAAAAGACCGGAGGGAGTGTCGAAAACTGGAGGTTGATGGTCACCATCGAACGATGTCAAAAAATACTGAAACTCTTGCAAATACCCGTCGAGCCAAGTGTTGTTAGAGAACGTAGCATCCGGCCCAGTTTCGTCTAAGTCAGTAATATCGTTTCCCAGTATCACGTCTGATATAAACTTGGGAACGAAACCTACTGGGGTTGGGTCTAAACGTATAGATTTCTCAAGGGTTCCATCTAGGACTAAAATTATATGATTTCTATTCATTGCTAAAGAAACCCTGTGCCACTTGTTGTAAGATATATGACCCACTATCTTGGGCTCAGCTCCATCAACCTGATAGGCGGTCGGTGATGCGGCGTTATCATAAAGAAAAAATATAAGATCAGACGCAATAGTTACGATTTTAAACTTTTGTTTTTTGCCAGAATTCTCGTGGATGCGCCATCCCTGCATGATGGTGTTAGTTTTTGCGCCGGCTTCTTGCCTGACGTAGAACCAAGTTGAGAATTGGTATGAATATTTTTCCTCTAAGCGTTGTCCTAAATTAGTACCTAA